CACCAGAGTCCTGAACTTGACATTGAGAATGATTCTTACATGGTTATCCGTGAAGGTAAGATGCGTTCTAAGTACTTCTTTGCTGATCCCAATGTGATTATCAGTCCTCCTGAGAAAGATATTGTTCTGACATCTGAAGAGATTTCCTTCAATCTCAATACTCAGCAACTAGACAAACTCCTTAAAGCATCTGCTGTTTATCAACTTCCTGATCTATCTGTCGTCGGTGAGGCAGGTGTAGTCAAACTAGTAGTATCTGATCGTAAGAATGATACTTCTAATGATTTTTCAATCATTGTCGGTGAGACTGATAATATTTTTGGTTTCAATTTCAAGGTAGAAAATATTAAAATTCTTCCTGGTAGTTACACTGTTTCTATCTCTAAGAAACTTCTATCTAAGTTTGTAAATTCTGATAAGAATCTAACTTATTGGATTGCCCTTGAACCAGACTCTTTTTATGAGGACTGATTTTGTAGAAGTTATTGATGACTTTCTTACTCAATCTTATTATGAGAGTTTGAGGGCATCAGTAACTGATCCTGGATTTTCGTGGTACTTTCAGGATAACGTAACATACGAAAGTAGTGAGATTGATGGTGCATATATCAATGAAAATCCAATCAACAATAGTTTTGGGTTCAGTCATGTAATATATTTTAATTCCGAAATAAGAAGTCAAGTTGGTAATCTTTTTATGCCATTTGCTTTTCAGGTAAAAGATTATTTAAAGGCATCTGAAATTAGACGTATACGATTGGACATGACCGTTTACAATCCAGATAATAGGATGCACGGACCTCATGTGGATTATAATGATATACCTCATTATTCTGCAGTTTATTACATCAATGATAGTGATGGACCTACGGTTCTTTTTAATGAAAAGCAAGGTCAAGATTCCTTAACAATTAAAGAAACTATAGAACCAAAATCCAATCGTTTGCTATTATTTGATGGGAGTTACCTTCATACTGGATACTCACCATCTAGACATAACTCTAGAGTTTTAATAAACTCAAATTACATACCATGAACATCTTCGTTACGGACCAGTCCCCATACAAGTCTGCTGTGGTTCTTCCTGACAAGCATATTGTCAAGATGCCCTTAGAGACCTGTCAGATGCTTGCTATTGTATGCTCTGACAAATGGGGTCATGGTTTTGGCACCCTTCCCAAAGCAGACGGTACTCCCTATGCTACTGAGAAGGGTGCTTTTCGCAATCACCCCTGTACCATCTGGGCAAATGAGTTCGTGATGAACTGGCAGTGGTTACTTGCACACGGATTTGCTCTATGTAGTGAGTATGCTGCAAGGTATGGTAAAGTTCATACGTGCTTCCTGACCCTCTGTGCAGCAAAAGAAATCCTACCAACAGGAGATCCTACAGGGAGGTCTGGTAGAGAGACTACACCCTTTGTGAGAGCAATGCCTGATGAGTTCAAACTAGATAATAGTATCTCAACCTTTGATGCATACAAAATGTACATTGGTTCTAAACTTTGGGTGAAGGACAACTACCTTCGCCTACCACATCGTAAACCAGAGTGGATCTGATATGTTTATACCAGAAGAAGAATATCAAAAGATGATGAAGTCTATGCCAATTTTTTGTGTAGACTTTGTGTTTAGATATAAGAATAAATTTCTCTTGATTAAACGAACACAAGAACCTGTAAAAGGTGTGTTCTGGGTTATTGGAGGAAGACTTAGGTTTAAAGAAACTATTCAAGAACTTGCTGAGAGAGTTCATACTAGAGAGGTTGGAAGATACTATTCAAACTTCAAACTTGTAGGATTTTCTAATTATATCTTTCCAGATGTTTCTGAAGCAAGAGCAACACATACTCCTACCATGCTTTACTTGGTAGATGTTGAAGATGAGTTTATACCAACTCTTGATGATACTAGTTGTGATTTTACGTGGTCTTCTGAACTACCAGATGAGATGAAAGAACAAACTTATTTTATTCATGACTTCTAAGGTAATAAAAAATTTATATCCAAATTTATTATCTTGGAAAGAATTTGAGTATCTCATTAATATTCGTCCATTGATGAATATTGAAAGAGTTGCAGTTCTTGATGAAAATGGAGATAGAATTGATGAAATAGATTGGGATAATTCTCCTTGGACTATTGATACTGACTGCTATCCACCATATCTTTTGAAAGAGTACATTGAAAAATATGTTTGTATTTTTCATGATATGAGTAGGTGTTCTTTTAATATCAATAAAGTTGCAGAGACTTTAGAAAAAAAATTTAATAAATCTGTGGATGCTCACGTTTATGTTTGTAGGAATGTAAATGCTGTGCATCCTTTTGGAGTTCATACTGACAAGGTGGATAACTTGATCGTTCAGTGTGAAGGAAAAACCAATTTCAAAGTTTGGGATCCTGATGGCAAACTGGTCGTAGATTGTGCTATGATACCAGGAGATGCAGTTTTCATACCAGCATCGTTTCCTCATGAAGCAACCACTCTTACTTCCAGGATGTCTGTGAGTTTTCCACTACACACAGATCACACCACCACTTTTGAAGATCGCACTTGGATTAAATTATGAACAAAACTGATTTTCTTTGGGTAGAAAAATATCGTCCTAAATCTATTGAGGACTGTATTCTTCCTCAAGAAACCAAGCAGATGTTTGTGGAGTTTCTAAATAAGAAAGAGATTCCTAATCTACTTCTTGCTGGACCTGCAGGTTGTGGTAAAACAACTGTTGCAAAAGCACTATGTGAGCAACTTGGAGTTGATTATTACGTTATCAATGGATCTGATGAAGGAAGATTTTTGGACACAGTACGGAACCAAGCAAAGAACTTTGCTTCGACCGTATCACTTTCGGCAACTGAAGCAAAGCACAAAGTCATCATTATTGACGAAGCTGACAACACTACCCATGACGTACAGCTCCTCTTACGGGCAAATATTGAGACATTTTATAACAACTGCAGATTCATCTTTACCTGCAACTACAAAAACAAACTCATCGAACCACTCCATTCCAGATGTGCAGTGGTCGAGTTCGGAATTAAAGGGAAAGACAAGCCAAAACTTGCAGCATCCTTCTTTAAACGAATTCAAGAAATCTTGGGTGCAGAGGGTGTTGAATATGATAACAAGGTCCTGGTAGAACTTATCAATAAGCACTTCCCTGATTGGAGACGTGTTCTTAATGAACTGCAACGTTATTCAGTAAGTGGAAATATTGATAGTGCTATCCTTGCCCAGTTTTCTGATATAAGTGTTGAAGAACTAATCAAGAATTTGAAATCCAAAGACTTTGGTTATGTTCGCAAATGGGTTTCATCTAATCTAGACAATGACCCCAATCTAATCCTTCGTAGGGTTTATGATGGTCTTGTAGATTATGTTGATGGACCCTCTCTTGCCGCAGCAGTTTTAATTATTGCAAAGTATCAGTATCAAATTGCCTTTGTTGCTGATCAAGAAATTAATGTACTTGCGGCACTAACTGAAATTATGGTAGAATGCAAATTCAAGTGAAAAATCCTTGGAAGACTCTAATCTCTAAAGCAAAGACCGCTGCTCGTCCTGGGCAGGAAAAGAAAAATGGAATTAAGAGAACAGAACCACTTGATGTTACTATTGATGAAATTTATCTGGTCAAGCAATTTTCTGAACAAAATGGCAAATGCTATTGGACAGAGTTTCCCATAGATCCTTATGGTGTCTATGAGAAAAACAATCCTCTTGCTCCTAGTCTTGAGAGGTTGGATGAGTTTAAAGGATATATCCCTGGCAATGTTGTTATTTGTCTCAGGTTATTTAATCTTGGAAGACAACGTTGTCCAGAGAATAAATTTAGAGGACAGATTAAATTGTTAAAAGAACATTTTATGGGTAATAAAGTCGTTGGTGATTTAACTGAAATTATTGGAGTATGAATTCAAATGAAAAAAACAAAACTAAAAGCACAAGTTAAGTCTAGATTTTATTATGTGTTCTGGGGCACTGCTACCGTAGCAGTTGTTCTTGGGCAACTTTATGTTGGCACTGGATATCGTGTTTTGCATAGTGATATGCGAGAACTACTTTCAAAGGTAGATGGAGTTCTTCTCCACAAAACTGAACAACCTAATGGATTTTATTGAAAATGATTGATGTAAAACTGCTACGAATTGTGACTGGTGAAGAAGTTATTGCAGAACTCATAGATGAGAATGCTGCTTCTATTACAGTCCAAAATGGTCTTGTAGTTCTTCCCACTAATAGTGGTGTTGGATTTGCTCCATGGGCAACTGTGATTAGTAAAGACAAACCAGAGATTACGATTTCTAAAACACATCTTGTATATGTCGCAGAGGTTCAGGAAGATGTCTG